GGCCATAACGCCCAATATAATGAGAGGCGCGGTATTTCACAAGCTAATCGGGCAAAATTTAGCAAACGCCGCACAGCTCTTTAAAGCCGAAAACGTGAGCATAGTCGAGATTTTAGGGCGTAGAATAGTGGTAACGGATGCGCCGGCTCTGTATAAAGCGGGAACGCCGAATAAAGACTACGTTTTGGCGCTAACGACCGGTGCCGCGATAGTAAGCGACGCAGGCGATCTAATCACGAATATTCAGACCAACAACGGCAAAGAGCGCATAGAAACGACTTATCAGGCTGATTATACATTCGGGTTGTCGCTCAAAGGCTATTCTTGGGACACGGCAAACGGCGGCAAGAGCCCGGATAACGCAAAACTAGGTACCGGCACGAACTGGGATAAAATCGTAGCTAGCGATAAAGATACCGCGGGCGTGCTACTAATAGGCGACGCGGCTAAAAACTAGGAGGCGGTAAATGTCTAAAATTTGGTATGTAGAATTCCCGACGTTTCAGTATAACGAGGACGTTAAAGCCCTAGCCAAAGAGCGAGGGCTAACCATCATCGACGCCAAATTCGACGAGGGCGACGGCGTGAAAGACCCGCCCGCTTTGACTTTAAAGGGCGCGACGCAAGAAGTCGATTACGACGAGCTGATTTCAAGGCTCGATACGTTAAAAGCGGGCGAATTGAAGTTGCTAGCGGCTCATTTGGGCGTTGAATACACCAATGCGGACGGCACGAAAGCCGCGATAAAAGAGAAGCTGGAACAATGATACCCGAGGACGGCACCGGGCTAGCTAATGCCGACGCTTACGTTTCGGTCGAGTTTGCCGATGAGTATTTTTCGGCACGCGGCAATCAAACGTGGGCGGGGCTAGGCAGCGCGGACAAAGAGGCGGCCATTATCAAGGCGACGGATTATTTAGAGGCGGTATATTTTGACAAATGGAAGGGCGAGAAGCTAAAAGCAAATCAGGCGCTGGCATTTCCTCGCAAGCCTTTTGGAATGCCGGCTAAATTTAAATCCGCCGTGTGCGAGCTAGCTATAAGGGCAAACGCAGGCGAGCTAATGAGCGACGTCGAGCGGCTAACTACCAAAGAAAAGGTAGGCAGTATCGAGGTAGAATATGCGCAAAACGCAGACCCCGCCACCAAGTACGCTTACGTAGCTAGCCTTTTGAAGCCGTTTTTAAAACCCGCAAACGCAATGGTAATGAGGCTAGAGCGATGCTAAACGAAAAAGCCAAAAATACGGCGTTTAAATTGCTTGAAAAATTCGGCAAAGTAGGCACGTATAAGCACAAAAGCGGTCAAATTTACGACCCCGAAACGGGCGGGATGACCGAGCAAACAAGCGAATACAAAGTAAAGGCGTATATTGATAGCATAAAAAGCTATTTAGCGCCGATAGAGCGCGGATTAATAAACGAGGGCAACGTCGTGATATTAATAGCCGCCAAATCTTTGCCATTTATGCCGCAAAACAACGACGTAATAGAGTTTCCTCACTGCTCCTATACTATCAAATACAACGACGCGGTATGGGGCGGCGAGGACGTGGCGTTACATCAGCTAATAGGAGTTGCAAAATGATTGATAGGCAGATAGATAACTTTAGCGCAAAGGCTCAAGAAAAAGTGCTGAAAATCTTTAAAAAATCAGTCATTGATCTAACTTCAGACATCATCAGCGACACGCCGGTAGATACGGGTAGGCTAAAAAATAATTGGTTTCCTAGCGTAGGCGCAGCTAGCCAGCAGACGACTGAAGCGACCGCAAACGAGGCGGGCGATAGGGCTAATAGCTTCGTAAACAATCAGCTAGCGCTAGATAAAACCTTTTACTTTACCAATAACTTACCTTATGCTTTTCGCATAGAATTCGAGGGGTGGAGCAAGGTAAAAGCCCCGCAAGGTATGGTAAGGCGCAATGCTATCCGCTGGAAACAAATCGTAAAAAGGGCGGCTAATGCTACGAATTAGGCAGGCTTTAGAAAAAGCGGTTTTAGCGGTTGCCCCCGCTATCGACACGGCTTTTGAAAACATAGCGTTTAATCCTAGAGCGGGCGAGCCTTACCAACAACTACATTTTTTACCCGCCAAACCAGAGGCGGCGGTAATTGATGATAGTATTTCAGAAGTATTAGGCGTGTTTCAGATAACCTTACGCTACCCTGCCGGCAAAGGCGTCAAAGACGTTTTAGAGCGCGCGAAGCTTTACGAAAAAGCTTTTAAAGTAGGCGTAAAGTTAGAAAATGAGGTTTTTATTACCGCTCCGACGAGCGTTAATATTTTGGGCGTTGACGGCGATCGCTACGGCGTAGCCGTTTCTATCTATTTTAAATCTTATAAGGAGTGAAAATGGCGGAGCAGCTAAAAGTAACAGATAGCCAGCTTACTAAATTTTATATTTGCGATACCGACGTTGATTTAGGCGACGCGGCTAAAATTAAAACGGCGCTGGCTACTAGCGGAAAAACAAAGCGTATAGCGTTTATCGAAGAGATAGGCGAATTTACTAAGACGCGCGCTACAAACGAATACCAATGCATAGACGAAGATGCTACCGTGGTTTCTCAGGGTGCGATAAGTTACAGCGAGACGGAATTAAAGCTATTTTATGCGGCGGGGCAGAATAACGGCGTAAAAGAGCTTACGGAGATGTTTAATAAAAAGTTGCGTAAGCAGTTTATTATAGTAGGTAGCGACGAACCGACGACGGGAGCGAATAAAAACCCTACCTATATTACGGGCGAGTTTATTAACGTAAAAACCGGCGCTACGATAGCCGCAAACGATGTAGTGAGAATTTCCGCGACCATTAAGATAACGCGCTTAGACGATATTATAGAGGCCAAGGGGGCGTAAGTTATGGATTTAAATAATTTCGATATTTCAGCGGGCGAAACGGGCGTTGAGCTAACTATACTTGATCTTGACAACAAACCGACCGACATCAAAATCAAAGTGCTAAGTTTTCACGGCAAAAAAGGACGCGAGGTGTTTATGAATGCCGTAAAAGGGAATAAAAGCGCCGTACAAAGCACGCTAGAGGTTATGGCGGGGCTTACGGTAGGTTGGAGCGGTATTAGCGAAAACGGCAAAGAGCTAAAATTTAGCCCCGACGAAGCTAAAAGAATTTACGAAACCTATCCTCTAATCGTTAGTCAAGTCGAGCGTTTCGCGGAGAATGCGAGAAATTTTTTAAAAAAGTAAGCGACGAACTCGCGCTATACGTCAGACAGCTAGCCTACTACGCTAAAACGGAAATTAGCGAGCGCGAGTTCCCTCCGGTAACCCAAGGACGACATCTACTACACGCGCTTGACGAGCTAGGATATTGCAAAAATATCGGCTTTGGCGCGGTAGCCTTAGATTTTAACGATATTAAAAATTATACCGAGCTAACGGGCGACAAATTTAACTGGTGGGAAATATCGGTTTTACGCAACTTAAGCCGTATCTACGCTGCCGAAATAAATAGCGACGACAAACGAGCCTATGCGCCGTATCAAGGCGAATTTAACCCGAAATCTTTTTCATCTATCAAAGAAAAATTCACGAAGTAGTCTTTTAAAGGCTACTTTTATACAAAATTATTATAAAATTTACTGAAAATTTATTAAGGAGAAAAAATGAAAAAGTTTTTATTGTTGGCCGTAATGGCCGTGTTTTTTGTAGGGTGTGTTACGTCAGAATATTCATATACCTTGCCGCAAATTGAGCCAAAGCCTGCAAGCGAATTTCAAAAAGAAGTTAATTTACCTTTTGATGCAGCTTGGAATAAAATAATTGGACGGCTATCTCAAGACTTATTTGTCGTTAATAACATGGATAAAAATTCGGGTTTTATAAATGCCGATTTTTCGGCTCAACAGCCAAGCCAGTATATAGATTGCGGCTCATGGAGCGGCATGTTTGAAAACCTTAGTGGTAGCGCGACATATTTTCATTTAGGAGCAGATAGCAGAAATTTTGCTGCTATGGACGGAAATGTCGCCTATAATGGCATTGTCAAAACATCATTAAGCGGAAAAATAAATATTTTGTTGCAAAAAATAGATGATAAAAAGTCTAATTTTTCAGTAAATGTAAAATATGTTTTAAGTGGAATACAAGAAGCTATCCCATTTGGTAGTATGTATCCATACACATTTAATTGGAGTGTTGATTTTTCAAGCAGCAGTATGGGGTCTATTAATAATGGAGGGCAAACGAGATGTGTGTCAAAAGGGGTTATAGAAAAACAAATTCTCGACTATTTGTAGTTTTGCCTTATTTAAGGGCGGCTATTATTTAGCCGCCTTTGCCCTCTACTTCAAAAACCTTATTTTTTATTTTCTCGTATGATTTGGCTTTAATGAAATTATCGAGCCAGCTATCGACCCAAGCCGGGATTTTATTTGTGCTGCCCCAATTTATAATAGTTTGGTAGGCAACCCCAGTCAAATCAGCAAAGTCTTTTTTTGTCAAATTCATATTTTTAATGGTTTCTTCAAATTTGATTACATCCATTTTTTTAACCTTACAACTTATTCGGTTATGATTTTACAAAAAATTAACTGAAATTAAGCTTTTTGTATTGACATTATAACCGATTTTTGTTATAATAGCGTCATAGATTAACTTTTTCGGTTAATTTTAATGCAAAACCTAATTCCAACAAAAGGAGACAAAATGAGTAACGCAGTTATTATCAATAATTGTGAAGTTGTGTTTGAAGTGGCAAATGATAGGGCATTTACCACCTCTTTGAATGTGGCTGAAGTTTTTGACAAACAGCACAAGCATATTTTAGCGAAAATTGGCGAATTCCCGCAAGATATTTTTAACGGGTCAAATTTTCGGCTCGTTGAATACAAGGATAAGAAAGGCGAAAGCCGGCCATATTACAAAATCTCAAAAGATGGTTTCGTTTTACTCGCTATGAGTTTTACCGGCGAGAGATTTTACAAATTCAAAGTCGCCTACATTAATGCCTTTAATGCTATGGCCGACGAGATAAAGCGACTTAAATTTGAAGCCTACGTAAATAAGATAGCCGAACTCGATGCAGCAAACAAGCTTAAAGCTAGAAATCACGCTAGCCAAATCAACGGCTACAAATCCCAAATTTCGCAGCATAACGCCGTCATCGCTAGTTTAAAAAACGAACTAGCCGAATTTAAACCTAAAAACGGCGAACCTAGATATGAAACCTTAAAAACACTACTAGAACACGCAAGGAAAGAGCGGGATTTTTACAGAAAGAAGAGCATAAAACTAGAGAATGAAAAAAAGGATAAGGAATTGAGGACATTTAGAGCGTTGCAGCAGACAAAAGAGCAGTTAGAACACGTCTTTACGGCAATAGGCGCGATTGAAGCATACGTGGCGAACGACGACCGTTTTTTTATGGAGAATAACGAAGTTTTAGCCTAATTTTACCAAACCAACGCCCCCTTAAATTTCATATACAATTTGCCCTAGATTAAAAAAGGGGCGAATTATGACCGAGATTGCTAGCTTGATCGTTAGCGCTAAATTTGAGGGGGCGGACAAGCTAAAAAGCGATTTAAACAGCGTAAGCAACGAAGCTAAAAAAGCTGAAAACGCGGCACAAGG